GATAATCTCCACTGCTTGCGCCCAGCTATCTGATTCGATATCGGGCGTTTCAAAGAATGATATGGGTCTGGTGTATTTCTTCGTGTTTACGGAAGTCACAGGCAAATACCATACCACACGTTGCTCAGTGGATACCATAGCAAGTATGTCGAAGTCGGCTAGTGTTGGTAGTCTTTTTTTGCCGCCTAGCCCTGTCTGAAAGTGGACGCGATGCCTGTGCGACGCCCCTTGCCGAGATGCCTGACAAGCCTTGACCTGTATCCGCATCATATCGCCCGTATCTGGATGCCATGCTACTAGGTCAACAGCGTCTTGTTGCGCTAAAGCAACTTTCCACCCCCGTGCTAAGACAGAGGCGGCGGCTATATATTCTCCGGCGAGGCCGGAGGTTGTTTGTGATAGATTTACATCTGCTACAAATTTATTGCTCAGGGTCATCATAAGTATGTATCAAGTCGTTCAAATAAAACTGCGCCTTTTGCAGGTCTTGCAGGCCGTTCTTATGGTTGAATCTCCAGATATACTTTAGCACATTTCCCTGAACATAATATTTGTAATTGTCACCGAGCGCTGACTTTATAGCGTCCAGGCACTCGATGTTGCCGCTGGTGTAATGCTCTGGGTGATTAACTGGGTCAGTCATTTTGCACCTTCTTCATTAGAACTGCGTGGTTGCTGTGAGGATAAGACAGGTGGGATACAATTACCCACCCGTTTTTCTCGTATTTTTTTATCTCGCCGTGAATGACGTACCTCAGGGTCATGCGGCTAGACACCGTTCAATTTCCTTTAAAATTCGGGTGGTTTTTGAGCGCCCACGGCCTCTTTTTTCGAGCTTCTTGACGGCGTAATAGACTGAGGTATGGTCACGCCCAAATGCCCTGCCCACTTCTGGATAGCTACAACCCAGCAGTTTGACTGACAGATACATAGCGCAGTGTCGCTCGTCTGCGTTAAGTCTGCGCTTTGACAGCAGTTCCATGACTGGTACGCCTGTGACTTCGCTAGTGGCTTGGACAACCCGCTCGATGCGCTGGTCATAGTGCGTCAAACGGGATTGGCTCGTCCCTTTCCCTAACAGATTTAAGATAATTTTCTCTAGCACACTCATCGGTACAAAACTCCTCTCCTGCAAGTGTAATCGTTCCCTGATACCTGTAATTGAAAGTGATACCGCAAAAAGCGCAGGTGGCATAGTTGTCCACTGTTGGCGTTCTGCCGACCTGCTTCTTGCCCCTGTCATGGGGCGACTTTTTACGCCTTCCAAACATTAAAACGGTATCTCATCATCCATAGCCTGAGTAGCGCCGTTGCTTTGCGCTTGCTTGTCTCGCCACTCAGAAACCTGAATACTCAGATATTTCTTACCAGCCTTTGATTCGTTTTTCCAAGCAGACAGGCTGTACTTTGTGCCGTCCATTGTCATCGAACCAGTCATATCTGGGCGCTTCTCATTATCGCCCTTGTCATTCGGAAACAACGAGGCCGTCATATCCTTCTGTTCATATTCAGCCATTCAATAACTCCTGTTTTCTTTTGGTGAATAGTTCAACTTCTTCGGAAGCCCACTTGGGCTTGCGATTATACAGAGCCTTGAGGGCATCTATATCTGGGCAAAGTCTCAGCTCATCGGTAAGCGATAAGGGAGGCTTAATCTTTGTAGGGGTTGTTGCGGCATCCGAGCTTTCCTTTTGGGTAAACACTTCACGGATTTCGGCTTGTTGCCCAGATGCCGCTCCCCTCTCTGCCTTCTGCTCAGAGCTGTCCGAGCCAGCAGAAACTGGTGATGGTGCTGGAGTGTCTTCTCCGGCGTACAAATGCAGGCCTAGCCCTGTACTCATGCTGATAGCCTTAGCCATGCAACGCTGGATAGAGGCGTTCACCTCAAAGCTGTTTGGCTTTTGAACAGGACGATTCGCATGATTTAAGATTGGCATAATCTCTGTGGTGGCTGGTTCATCTTTGCCCAGCGTGATTGTAACTTGCACATAGGCATAGCCCTGTGCGTCTATCATGTAAGGCAGGTATGTATCGTCTGCCTGTTTGAATATATGCTTGGTGACCATTGCATCTGGAACGTGCTGTTTTAACAGCCGCAGAGCGTGAGCCCAGCTAAGATAGGTAAACCCGTTCTTTTTCTCGACCAGCTTGCGGGTGTCAATCTGGCTCATGGTTGCAAATATACTCATACTTTCCATAGCTCCTTAGCTTCATTGATATGCTCTTCATCCCAGTAAAACGGATGCTGGAAGTCTGGGTCTAACAGCCCAGCCAATACCTTCGGGTCATCCGATACTTTCATTAGGTTCTGGCGGCGGATAGCCCTACCGCGCATCTCCTCAAGACAGTACGCCAGATATTCCGGCTGTAATTCTTCGCAGTTGTCAGGGGTAAACATGACACCGCCTGTAGCCGCAACGTAGGCCAGATGTGGCTCAAGACCCGTGGCCTTCTGATATATGGCTACTTGACACAGATGCTCGAACTGTGGCTTGGCTGGTATCGCGGCTTTAGTCCAGCCTCTTGTGCCGTCCTTTTTTATAGCGCCCATGCGAGGGGCTTTTGTTTTCACTTCGCAGAAAGCATCGGAGGTGCATAAATCTATGTACCCTATGACTGGCAGTTCCACGCCGTCCAAAGATACCTCAATTTTATGCTCCTCCTCTGCGCCCCCGAAACGCTCTGCTAATAAATCAATGCCCTGCTCAACAGCGTCAGGGATAAGTTCGCGGTATTTATCTCGCTTTTCTTGTGGCTCACTCTCCGGCGCGTCGTGAAAATCAAAGGACAGATAAGCGCTATCAATAGCCTCATCAAAGCTCGCCCCAATTGTCAGTATGGCCTGTGTTGCACCATGCACCGCCGTGCCAAAGGCGGCGTTGTAACCGACCTTAATTTCTCTGCGCTGTTCTTTTGTGAGGTACAAATATTGAAACAGCCAGACAGGCATAGGCCGTAATAACTGGCTTGGGCTGTAGTGCTTCAATTCATTCATAATAAACCCTGACTAAGTTTTCAGTTTACATCACTGTCTTTATTCTTTACTAAAGGTTATAGACATCCATGTCAACAACTTAAATAGAGGTGAATATGCAACTAGCAGAATGGTTAGTTTCCAAGGGGATGCGGCAAGCAGAGCTGGCGCGGAAGATGGAAGTAACACAGCCCACAGTACATAATTGGATATATGGCAAGCGGCCTCCGTCTGGTCTACACATGATGGAGATACATAAGATGAGCAAGGGTGCTGTCGGCTTGGCTGACTGGTGCAAGGTGTTTGACGTATGAGCCGCCAAAAGGATGATTTCTATCCAACGCCGGACACGGCTATCAGGCCGCTGTTAGACATAGAGATGTTTAACGGCAAGGTCTGGGAGTGCGCTTGCGGCAATGGTGCAATCAGCAATGTCTTGCAGGATTATGGCTATGAGACTGTGGATACCGACCTGAACGATTGGGGCTATGGCGAATCGCGGCGGGACTTTCTGATGGAGCGCGAAGCATTAGCGCCGAACATAGTAACAAACCCGCCGTATAAGTTGGCACAGCAGTTCATCCAGCAGGCCATAGACTTGGGTGTTTACAAGCATTGCTGGCTATTGCGGCTGGCTTTTCTGGAAGGTGTGAAGCGGTTTAATGAGCTGTTCGTAAAGAACCAGCCCAGCCGGATATATGTTTTCAGCAAGCGGGTAACCATGTGGCGGGGCGATGAAGAGCCTACTGGCACAGGCACAACCTGCTATGCTTGGTTTGTCTGGGAGGGAAAGTCATTTAGCACGGAGATAGATTGGATATGAGCAGAGAAAAGTACACCGACAACTGGGAAAAGGCCAAGCGTGAGCATAGCAGACAGATGGATATCTGGAACGAGTTATTGCCGGATGGCTTTCAGGACGCAGAAATCACGGAAAATCTGACAGGCAAAGCGCCGGAGCGTCCATCTGGTATGCCGCCAAGAGGGAGAAGTTCCATTGACTAATGGTAGAGTAAAGGGCGCAAATTTCGAGAGAGAGCTGTGCCGGATGATTATGGATGGGCTTGGTATAGACGATGTAAAGAGAGACATCGAGCAGTACAGAGCCAGCTTGCATGGTGACATTATCGGGGTGGATGGCTGGAGCATAGAGGCAAAGCGGTATGCCTCCGGCACTACTTACAAGCCGGACTGGTGGCGGCAATGCACAGATGCGGCGGATGCCACTGGTTGCCAGCCCGTTCTGATATGGAAATATGACCGCCAGCCGATACATTGCCTTGTCAGAATGTCTAGCATTAGTGCGGATTATGCTGGCATGAATTATGTGGCGCAGGTGGATTTTGAGACGTGGTTGATGCTGGTAAGGGAGAGCTGGGCATGAAGGAAAAAACTGCGGCAGAGATGACTGTGGATGAGTTCACGGCGTGGCTAAAGATGAGACGAGCGCAGATGCTCAAGGTTGAGGACAGGCTACCAGTCGGACAGGACAGGAATCAGAGACTGCCTAAGATGACACCGCTGATGGCTATGCACACTCGCAGGGCTATGCAGAGAAGGCGGGGAAAGTGAAGTTTAACAGCGACTTCGCCTTTGATTTGAAGCTGGGTCAGGATGAGGAAATCTGGCTGGCAGACTTGCTACGCGGTCAGACGGTTGAGGTGAAGCGGGACTTCATTGCCAGCAGAACGGGCAATGTGTTTGTGGAGTTCTCCAGCAGGGGAAAGGCATCGGGGCTTGCAACTACGAGGGCAGACTTCTGGGCATTTATTCTGGATGGGGAGAGAGTGATTATAGTGCCGACTGGGTTCTTGCAACAGGTAGCAAGGCAGGCATATAAGCAAGGCCGCACTGTCAGGGGCGGTGATAACAATACCAGCGAGGGAGTGTTGGTTAAATTAGAGGAGTTAGTAAGATGAAAAGTTTGGACGAGTTCAAGAGGGACGGGGTGCTGGCTAAGGCTGTCATGGATTCAGGCTCTTATAACGAGATACACTTCTTCAATTTGTGGAAGGGGTTTAATCAGTTGCTGGAGTATGCAGAGATTTACAAGGACTTGTATGCCGAGCAGGTGGACGCAACAAAGCAAGCTGAGGAGATGTATAAGGATGCAGTTATTGATAAGAGGCAGTATCGTCTAACGCTGGATGCGCTGAGAAAGGGGCTAGGCCATGACTGATAGCTTGATTGTACGCAGTAGCCTGAAGGATAACTTCAGCGTCCTACCGAATGAGCTGATTAATGATGACAGGCTATCCACGGAGCATCTGGGGCTGTTGGTTTACCTTCTGAGCAAGCCGAATGATTGGCAGGTGAGGGTAAAGCAGTTGCAGAACAGGTTTGACATGGGCAGGGATAAAACGCGCCGGATTCTTGCAACTTTGGAGCAGTACGGATATATCAGCCGCGATATCGTCAGAGCAGAGGGTAAATTCTCTGAAACCCGCTATATCGTTATGGATTCACCGGAGCCTGAAAATCCGGCGCCGGAAAAACCGGAGACGGTAAATCCGACACTTACTAAATACAGAGATATACAAAGAACTGAATCAACAAAATCAAAGAGGGGTTCCGCAAAAGAAAAGCTGGCTGATTGGATGCCTTCTGAGAAGGATAAGGAATATGCTGAGAGCCTTGAGCTGGATTGGGAGGAAGTTCTGACGGATATCCGGCTGTGGGATGAGAAGAACGGAAATAAGGCCGCTTACGCTTCATGCGGTGCTTTCTGGCAGGGTTGGTGCAGAAGAGAGGACAAACGCGCTCAGAGGCGCTCAAATCGCCAGCAACCGGTATCTAAGCCGAAGGGGAAGGGTGAGTTGTCGGATAGGCAGAAGCAGTATGCGGAGACAGTGGCGGAGAAGATGTGGAACGCCTACAAGGCGGAGGGGTTCTATTACAAGCAGATATTGCCGGACATTATCGCGTTTATGCAGACTGACCAGACAGATGATGACTGGGCGGCGCTGGGTAATGGCATGGATAATCCGATAGAGAGGGGCTGGATGTGAAAAGAGAGGGCTTCTCAGCCCTCTCTCTGCTTGTTCTTGCTCTTTTCGGTCACATATTACGTTGCCCCTATTGATTGGGTGTTCTGCCAGAATCTTATGCTGGGAAGGCAGAGCCAACAGAGCAAGCATCGAAGCCGTAAGCTGGCGGCTTGAGGAGTGGCAACAACCCAAACTAATCGCAAGTAAGTGAGTGAGTGATTCGGGCAGTCCATTTGCCCGTGTCGCTGTTCCAGCGAGTGCCGCTGGAGTGAGTGCCGTAGCCCATATAGGGATATTCCTGAGAGATGCGGTTGATGAACAGCTCCAGTGGTTCGCGTTCATCGCCTGAGATGCGGTACTCTCTGTAGCCGCCGAGGGTTTTCTGTTCGATTTTCATGGTTATGCTCCCTTCGAGTGTGTCTGAGGCTTCATCTGGCTCTCTAGCCATTCATCAAGCCATTCCTGAGTGTAATAAGATGTTCGTCCTATCAGGACGTACTTTGCACCCTCGCCAGTCATAGCCTGTCTTGCCAGTGTCATCCTTGATGACCGAAGGCCAAGTGACTTCAAATATTCTGCGGCTTGGTTTCTTGTTAATAGCTTTTTCATTCATTTGCTCCTTATGTTTATTGATGTCTATAGCCTTACGCTAACTAAATAGGGTTAGTCAACAACTAATTTGCAAACCTTAACTCGTTTAGCTATATAGGAGGTAGGAGGCTATATATGTCCAAGAAAAAGTTTACCGAGCCAGTGCTGACAGAATACCTGCGGAGGATTGCTATAGATGGGCGCAGTGCGCGGTCTGTTGGCAAGGATAAGGATATGCCAAGCTATGAGGCGTTCTATCAGTTAAAGAACAGGCATCAGGACGTTCAGAGCCGCTACAATGAGGCTATAGAGGCAAGGGCTACTGCCATTGACGATAGGATAGACGAGGTGCTGGCAGGCGTTAGGAGCGGCGAGATAGACTATCAGGCTGGCAGGCTGGAGATAGATACGCAGAAGTGGCGGATGGCGAAGTTCTTTCCAAGGCTTTACGGAGATAATCAGAAGCTGGAGGTGGAGCATAAGACCAGCTTTGTTGATGAGTTGAAGCGTGTAGCGGCTAGGGTTGAGCAGGCTAGGCTGGAGGGGGCTGAGGTAGTGGAGATGGTAGAGGATAAGGGTGATGGGGGAGAAAAGACATACACCGCCACACACGCGCCCGAGGTGTCAAAAGATTGACGAATGGTGCATCACGGTGAGAGATATACAACCATCAGTACGCACAACCATTGCGTTCTCAATAATATCAATGACTTACAGATTTGCAGTGTCAATAATCGTGTCCATAATACACATTATGCGACAAATATTTACCATAGGTAGGTATTTTTGCCAGATAGCCCCCCTTCGAGCAGACGCGGGGGCGGCAAGAGAAAGAATATACCCAGCATAACCAAACCAGCATAACCCCCACCCCCCTTTAACCA